TTCGGCGGCCAGGGCGGCCCAATCGGCGTCCGTCAGGCGATCGGCGTCGAAGCGGGCCAGGCCGCGGGCATAGACGGCCAGGTCGAATTGCTCGTTCGGGCCCAGCTTCTTCCAGACCGGCCGCTGCGTGCCGCCACGGATCTCCGTGACACAGGCCTCGGCGGTCAGGGACGCGAAGAAGGCGATATCCAGGCCGCGCGGGAAGCGCATGGCGCCGCGCGGCCAGGTGCCGCTGTTGGTGTCCGGGCCCTGCACCGTCAGCGCCAGGGCGGTGGCCAGTTCGGACTTCAGGTCCCAGGTGCCGACAGGCCACAGCAGGACCTCGCCGATCTTCCGGCCGCCGGCGTCCACATCCTGCACCGTCGCGCTGCCCAGCGGCGGCAGGCCCCATTTCGGGCGGCCGTCGAGGGCCATGACCTGCGGGCGGCGCAGCGCGGCGTGGCGGCGGACGTAGCGATAGACCGCCTGGGTGCGGAAGCCGCTATCCACGCCCCAGCGTTCGGGCCGCCACTCGCGCCCCCAGGCATCGGGCCAGGACCGGGCCAGGATGGCGTCGTGGTCGTCCCACACCTGCGGCAGGTTGGTGTCGCCGATGATGATGCCGCCATCGATGTAGTACTGCGACATCTGCCGGTCGAAGCCGTAGACGGCCCATTCCAGGCGTTCGCCCTGCACGTCCGTCGCGCCTTCCAGCCACAGCACGCCGGGCGGGATGCGGCCCAACGGGCGGTCTTCCGTGCGCTCTCTCAGGACCTCCGGTTTCGGCACATCCAGCGCGGGCTTGTAGGCCCGGCCCAGCCATTGCTGGCTGAAGGACTTGGCCTTGCCGGGATCCGCGCTGCTTTCCTCCGCCAGGCGCGCGACATGCGACCAGTCGGCGAAGGGGGAATAGAGGCCGTTCAGGCGGAAGCTCGGCTTGAAGCTGACCAGCTCGGGGCGTTCATGGTCCCAGGCGCCGTCGGCCAGCATGCGGCGCTTCGCGGCGTGGGGGATCAGCACGCCGCAGGCTTCGCAGGCGTAGGTGGCGGAGCCTGGATCGTTTGCCGTCCAGCGCAGCTGTTCGAATTGCAGTTCCTGGCGGTGGCCGCAGTCCGGGCACGGCACTAGGTAGCGGCCGCGGCTCCCGTCTTCCCACATCTGGGTGATGCGGCATCGGCCGCCGGGGCCGGGATCCCCGGCCTCGAGGCCGGGGGTGGAGACGGCGATGATCTTCTCTCGCCCCGTCCAGGCGATGGTGCGGGCTTCGGCCTGCGCGACGGGGTCGCCTCGGCCGCCGGCATCGGCGGGGAATTCCGCGACTTCGTCCATGACGATCACGCGGCGGGTGCGGGATTGCAGGCCCTTGGAGGAATTCGCGCCGGTCAGTTCCAGCACGCCGCCCGGGAACTTCTTCCGCATGATGGTGGAGCCGGTTTCGTCCCGCGACACCAGTTCGGACACGCGGGCCTTCACCGCGGGCGTGTTGGAGATCAGCGGGTCGAGCTTGTCCCGGTTGAAGTTCTTGGCTTCGTCGATGGTCGGCATCACCCACAGGATCGTGGCGGGTGTCTCGGCCATCATCTGGCCGACGGCGTTCAGCTCGGCTTGCGTCTTGCCACACTGCGCCCCGGCCAGCAGCACGACGCGGCGGGACGGGTGGTGCAGCGACATGCACGCCATCGGGTCGCGCAGATACGGCGTGCGGTTCGTGTCCCAGCGGCCGGGGTTCGGGCCTTCTTCCTCGCCCAGAATGCGCTGGGCGTCGGCCCATTGGTCCACGGTGCGGCGGGGCGGGGGCTCCGTGCCGCGCGCCCAGGCGGCCTGGACGGCCGCCCTCGCGTCAGGCAGGCCCTCGAAGGGCATTGTGCATCTCCGTCAGGGCGCGTTCCAGCGCCAGCACCAGGTGGCCGCGGATGGCGGCTTCGTCGGGCAGCAAGGCCAGCTCATGCGCGACCTGGTCGGGGACCATCAGGATACGGGCGCGCAGGTTACGGGCCAGGTCTTCCTGGGCGCGCTGGACATCCTCGCGGTCCAGCACCTCGCCGCGCTGTTTGGCCAGGGCAAGCTCGGCCAGCTGGGCGTCGGCGGCCATCTTGCGCGCCCGCTCGGCGGCCAGGACAGGGGCGTCGGGGTCGAAGGCGGCGGGGGCAGCGCGGGGCGCGGCCTTGCCGGTGGTTTGCAGCGCGGGATCCAGGCCGCCACGCAGGGCGCGGTAGTCGTCCAGCTCGACCAGCCCATCGGCGCCGACCAGCCCGGCGGCGCGCACCTGGCGCGATACGGTGGACTTGTGGACGCCGCAGGCCGTGGCGATGGCCGTCACATTCATGCGGGGCATCTACGCAGCCCCGTTGCACGTTGCCGCAACAGTCGTTGCGACGTTGCACCCTCTAGACCCCCCCTCACTACCTTTGTCCCGCAATGCTTCTCACCGTAATGGGCGAAGAGCAGGGGGGACCCGCGAGGGCGGAGGACTCGGCAAGCGATGTGCCAACTGGCCGGTGTCAAGGCCGAAATCGACATCCCCGCGCTCATACCGGCCCGAGCAGCGGCTGCAGCCGAGACGCCGGCACCCACAGCGGCAGCACGCATCCGTCGATCTCGACCCGCGCCTGCACCGCGCCATGCCGCCGCCGCACGTCCGAGACCGCGCCGACCTTGCCCGCCGCAGGCCCACCGACCAGCCGCACTTCCGCGCCGATGGCGACCAGCTCCGCGACGGGATCATGCACCGCCTGGATCTCCGCGCCGCGCCGCGCGATCGCGACCCGCAGCGCATCGAGCATCCGTTCCGGCACCGCCGTCGGCCGCAGAGGGTCCGACAGGTACAGCACGCCGCGATCCCGCACCGGATGCAGGCGATTGATCGCCCCCCAGCCATCGGCGACCAGATCGAATGCGGCGAACAGGTAGGGCGCGCACAACGGCCGCAGCTCGAGGCCACCCGTCGGCAGCAGCACCGGCACCATCGGCAGGAAGGTCGCGAAGCCCAGCGCCTGGATGGCCAGCGCGGCGACCTGTTCCTGACGGTTCTTGGCAGCCACCGCATACCAGCGCCGGCCGCCCATGCTCCCGCAGTCCGCAGGGTTGAGCCCTTGGACCGCTGGTGCAACGGATGCCCGATTCGGAACCGTTTCGTCAAGCGCCATGTTCATGCCCCCGCGCATCGCCTTGAACCTCGCCGAACCGCCTGTCCCGCCAATGTCCCGTCTTTGTCCCGCCCTAACCCTATGAATTCATTCAGTTGGGACAAATGGGACAAATGGGACACAACAAAGGCCCGACATGCACGCGCCTGCGCGCACATATGGGCCCCTTTTCGCCTGTCCCATTTGTCCCATTTGTCCCAACGCAATCGGATCAATGACTTACGGCGGGACAATCGCGGGACAATCGCGGGACAAACCCTCATCCGTGGGGGCGCGGGGCGCGCGCGGCCTCCGCCTCCCGCGCCGCGACACGCGCATTCACAGGCGACCATCGCGCCTTCAGCGCCAGGACGATCCACTCCGCCCCCAGCCGATGCACCGCCGCCAGCTCCTCGAGCAGCTGCACCGAGGCCGGCGAGCCCTGGTCACGCTCGGGCAGCACGCCCGGCGGCAGCACCGTCACGCGCGGCTTGGTATCCCCCACCCATTGCGGATGCTCCGGCACCACCGCCCCAGGCAGGCGCCGCAGATCTTCCTTCCATCGTCGCCCGGCCCATTGCGTGCCCTCGAACATCCGCTCGAGCCTCGGGTGCTTATCCGCCACCAGCAGCCACGCATCGCCCCCGCTCTTGCGCGGCCACGGCGCCAGCAGCAGCCCATGCTCCACCAGGGCGCGGGAGGCTGCGCTGTCCGGGTCCTGCATCGCCAGCCGCACAGCCTTGCCGACCGTCGGCCGCTCCCCGTTCCACTGCACCTCAAGCGAGCTTTGCATGAGATGCGTCAGGCACGAGGCCGGTCCTGCATCGGGCGCCTGATCGGCTTCGCTCGGCGTCAGCCATGCGAAGGCCGAGACCTCCTCATCCGCCGCCACGGCATCCAGCACATCGTCGCGCAGCATCATCGCCCGCGCGGCCAGGATCGTGCCCACCTGGTCCGCCAGGCGCGGCGCACAGCCGCGCGCCAGCATCGCCTTCCGCAGCACCGCCAGATTCGCTTCCAACCGCGGCAGCCCCGCCAGCGCCCGGCCCCACAGGGCAGGCGCGCGCTTCCGCATCTCGGCAATCTCGCCCGTCGTGGGCAGCGCCGCCCCACCTTCCGCCCGAGGATGCAGATCCAGCCGCGTGATGCGCGACGCATCCTGCGGCAGCAGCGACGGCGGCAGCACCGCGCCCAGAAGCGCGGGCGAGAACACCTCGAACCGCTGCGAAGCGCCGCCGGCCGATCCGCGCACCGATTGCGCGCCATCCCCGCCCGAAGCCTTCCGCAGCAGCTCCACCACCCGCTGCAGGCGCGCCACGCCGTCCGCATCGCCCTCGGCTTCATCCAGCAGCAGGGGCAGCGCGCGGCCCGTCAGCATCTGCCGCAGGCCGGCCTCGGTGAAGTCGTTCAGCATCACCGCCAGCGGCGACAGCGCGGCATAGGCCGACATCAGCGTCGTCTTGCCGCTGCCCGGCGGCCCCACCACGATGCCATGCGGGCGCCAGCGCACCGCCGCGCCGCACAGATGGGCGGCCCATAGCCCGAAGAACACGCCGGCCTGCGGCTGCCCTCCCCAATTCCAGCGCGCGAACACATCCTCCACCCAGGCGGCATCGGCCGCGCTGGCGGGGGCCTTGGGCCGGCGATCCACGGTCACGGCCGGATGCGCGGGCCACAGCGCGCCCCAGTCGCGGAAGCCCGCCCGGCGCCGCTCCCGCTCCGCCCCGCCGCCGACCATCACCAGGTCGCCCAGATGCAGCGCCAGCGCATCGCCCGCCACGCGCCACACACCAGGGCCCCGGCGCGGCATCGCGGTGTCGAACAGCCCGATCTCGCTGTTCATGCGGATCAGCTCGCGCGACAATTCCTTGGCCGAGTAATCGCCGGTCGGGTTGCCGTCCTTGTCGTGGGCCGGCGCGATGCCCACCGCCCAGGCCATCTCGCCGCACAGCAGCACATCCAGATGCCCGCGATTGGCGATCTGCGTCGGGTTCAGCGCGCGTTCCTGCCCGCGCGGATCGAAGAAGTAATGCACCCCGTCCCGATGGCCGATCGGCGTGACCGGCGGCGGCCGTTCCGTGCGCGCCGGCGCTTCCCCACCTTCGCCCGCGCCGCCGCCATGGCGCAACGTCGTGACATTCGCGGACAGCGCGGCATTGAAGGCGCCGACATCGTCATCCATCGCGTGGCTCACGGCACCGCCCTCCCCAGGCCGAGCAGCCGGGCCAGCCGGCGCGCCGCCTTGGCGGGCGTCACGTCCCAGCGCCAGGCGGCGAGATCCACCAGGCACGCGCCCTTGCGCGCCAGCGCGGGGCACCACCAGCGATGCGAGGATTCGCACAGGAACAGCAGCGGCGCGCCGGGCTCCGGCGTCAGGCGGAAGCACAGCCCGGGCGCGCCATGTTCGGGCCGCACCCGCACCAGCGGCACCAGGTGGGGCGCGGCGGCATGGGCGACCACCCAGGGCCAGCCCCAGGCCAGCGCATCCTCCGGCGCCGGCAGCCGGATGCCATAGGCCATCGCATCCGCCGGATCGTCGGACACGAAGCCCAGCAGCCGCCCCAGCCCGATCTCCGCCACGACGCGCGGCAGCATCGGCCGCGCATGTTCCCCGATGAAGTCGGAGCAATAGCCCCACACCGGATAGGCGGCCCAGACGCGATACATCCAGCGATCCAGCTCGGCCCGCTGGGGCGGCTCGGCAGGCAGCAGCGCGCCGGGGCGCGGCAGCCGCTGCTCCCGCGCGACCCGGGCGAACAGGCCTTCATCCGGGGCATCGGGGAACCGTTCCAGCTTCCCCTCGCGCCACAGATCGCGGAAGGCGCGCGCGGGCGCCGATTGTTCGCCCGCCGCAACCATCAGGCCTGCCCCGCCGGCACCGCGCCGCGCAGCGCGGCGGTGGTCGCGATCACCCGCGCCACGCCGGCCAGCACCACCACCCGAACCTGCGGCGACACGCGCTCCGCCGCCACGGTTCCGACAGCGGTGGCCAGCACCGACAGCGTCACCGCCAGGTCGCCGCCGCACAGCGCCAGCACGTCGCGCACCAGGCGCGGATCGGCGGGCGGCAGCGCGGCCGCGATGCCTTCGGGCGTCCCCGGCGCGATGATCGGACCGTTTTTCATGCCGCCACCCGCGGGCTGACCCAGCAGATCGCATGGTGGTGCGGGCAATAGGACGACCCGCGCTGCGTCGGCGCGTCGCAATACACGGTGGCCAGCCCGGCCGGCTGCCCGGCGATGTAGCGGCAGGCGCGGCCCGGCCTGGACCCCAGCAGCCGCGCGGGCAGCGCGGGCGGCCCGGGCACAACCGGCGCGACCGCCGCCGGGGCGGGCCGCAGCGTGACCGCGCGCCGCGCATCGAGCCGGCGCGGCTTCGGATCCCCATCCGGCTTCGCCACCGGCGGCAGGATGGGCGAAGGCCGCCCCGGCAGGCCCAGGCGCTGCGCGCGGCCCACGATGGCGTTCTTCGTCAGGCCCATCGCCAGCCCGATCTCCCGCGTCGAAAGCCGCGGGCCTTCCTGCATCCACAGCGCGCGCAGCTGCGCGTCGCGTTCCCCCGTCCAGCAGCCGCGCCCGATCGAATCCATGCGTCAGCCCGCCGAAAAAGACGGCCCGGGACGCGTCGCCACGCCCCGGGCCAAGGTGAGGGAGGATACGTGCCGCTGATGACCCGCAGCGGCGCCGGGATGGAAGCGGAGGGTCGGCGTTCGGGAGCCAATCGCCGACAGAAAGCCGGTGGATTGACAGCCGCCCTCCGCAGACCCCCGCTGGGCTGGCCATGCGGCCGGGGTCATCTGGTGAAACATCGGCCGCGTCACGCCGCCGGCCCGGCCAGCATGGCGCGGGCATGGGCCACGGCGCGATCGAGCGCGGCCAGCTGCCGGCCGATCTCGGCCCGCTCGGCGGCGCAGATACGGCCATCGGACATCGCGGTGGCGGCGCCGGACACCACATCGCCGCAATGCTGCACCACGCCGACCAGCGCCGCGCCCAGGCTGCCCGGCTGGCGCGGCGCGGCCTCGACCGTGCAGCCCGCCAGCTGCGCCAGCATCGCCGTCACCAGCGGACGGCCCGCCACCGCTTCCAGCTCCGCCACATGATCCAGCCGAGGCCAGCGATCCGCATGATGCGGGCTGGCGGCTTCGGACAGGCGGGACACCGGGTAGCCCGTCACCGCATGCGCCGCTTCCATCCCGCCGACAGCGTCGATCAGCAGGCGGAAGGCGGTCTTCAGCGCAACCAGGTCGCGCGGATGATGCTGGGGGATGCGGGTCATCGTTCGGTCCGGGGAAGGGTTTCCCGCGACAGCGGCGCGATGGGCGCGGCAGGCTGCGCGGCATGGACAGGATCACAGGCGGCGCGGGCGGATGCGGCGGGCGAAGGGAATCGTTGCGATTCCGCTTCGCCCGCCTCCACCATGGGAACCGCCACAGACCCCATGGAGGATTGGATGTCGGACTGGACGCGGCCAGAGCCCTTTCGGGACCCGTACGGCGACGCAATGCGCAAACAGCAAGATCGGATGGAGGAAGCGCGACGCGCCGTGCTGCGCTGCGCAGACGCCCTGTCCGCGCTGCCCGCGCTGGCCGAGGCCATGCTGGCGGAGCAGCGCATCACGAACGACCTTCTTCGGAAGGCGCTGGACCGCCTTCCGCCAGCAGCCGAGCCCTGAAATGGGCCGCGGCGTCTGCGGCCTCGTCCACGCTGAGGCCGCAGCGCACCGCGATCAGCTTGTACAGCCCGGCGGCGGCGCTGGCGAACAGCGCGCGGTCACGCTCCGACAGATGGACGGTCGGGGTCGCCGTGGGATTGCTCATGGCTCACGCTGCCTCCGTGGTGGCGGCCGGCGCGTCGAACAGGTCGGGGCGCAGCTCATGCGGCGGGATGCCGGTGGCGGCGCTGACGGCGCGCACCCGCTCGGCGGGGACGCGGCCAGCTCGCCGCCAGCCGATGATGGTCGAATGATCCAGGCCCAGGGCTTTCGCCAACTTGGTCGGGCCGCCGGCCGCCTTGATTGCATCGTCGATCATGGCGGGCATTGTTGGCATGTCCAACACATTGCCGTCAAGCGCGATGTTGGGAAGACCAACCCGGCGGCCGGACAGGCATGCTCAGATACTGAAATGAGCACCGGAAACATAATTCGAACGTTGCGTAAAGAACGCGGCCTGTCGCAAAGTGCGCTGGCGGCGGAGATCGGCTGGGAACGGGGCACGATCGCCGCCGTCGAAGGCGGTCACGACCGGCCGGGGGCAGAGCTTGTGCAGGCGCTTGCGACGTTCTTTCAGACCACAACTGACCACATCCTTGGGCGCGACGGGGTGAAGCAGCCTGCGGCCGTCCAGACCGAGGAAGAGGCCGAGATGCTGGCGCGGTTCCGTGACGCGACGCCCGAGGCGCGGGCCGCGATGCTGATGACCCTACGGGCGATGACGCGCGGCAATTAGGGCGCCGCTCTCAGCTTTGTAATTTTGACGTTGGGCTTCCCAACATTTCGGCTTGCGGTCAGGCGTTGGACATGCCAACAATGCGGCGTCCCACAGGGAGATGCCGCAGATGTCCGACACCGCCACCACCACCACTCAGGCCGCCGCACCGCCCGCGCCGACGCTGTTCACCTACACCTACCGCCGCCCCGGCGCGGTGCATGATGTGACGCTCGACTGCTTCCGTCAGGACGGCGATGCGGCGGCCGCTCTGCGCTCCGCCCGCCGCTGGATCGCGCGGGAACAGCGCGCACTCCGGCGGGCCGGCAGCGCCGCGAAACTGCGCACACCCCAGCTGCATCATATGCGCCCCACCGCGCTGGCAGGAGCGGCCTGATGCAGGCCCTGACCTCGCCCACCCCGCCCCGCGCGGCGCCCTCGCCTGACCTGGTCGCGGACCAGCTCCACAGCCTGCATGGCCTGATCGTCGCGCTGCACGGCTCCGCCCAGGCCGCCGGCCTGCCCCATTCCGTGATCATGGGCCTGCATTGGCTGGCCGAGGACGCCACCGGCGTCCTGGCCGACGCCCGCCAATATCTCGGCCAGCCGCGGGTGCCCGCCTGATGCAGGCCCCCGCCACCCTCGCGCGCATCCGCACGGAACTGCGCGCCCTGCCCGCCCAGAACCCCGGCTGGCCATCCGACGCCATCCTGCTGCTGCGGGACGCGCTGCGCGAAGCCGCGATCTACGCCGACACCGCCGGCCATCGCGGCGTGGCGCAGGCGCTGCAGGACATCGCGGACGATGCCCAGGCCCTGGCGCCGATCTTCGCCCCCGCCCTCGACACCCGCGCGGCGCAGCTCGCCGACACCGAAGCCGCCTTGCGGCTGGAAGGCTCCGCATGACCAGCATCGTCACCGGCCCGGACGGCCGCGCCTATTTGTTCACGCGCGTCGCGGACCGGCCGGTCTTCGTGGCCGACATGCCCCGGATGGGCAGCGCCTGCGGCCAGCCGCACACCGGGCACGCCACGTTGCTGGCGCAGCTGGACCCGGTGCAGCCGGGCAGCGACCCGCTGGCCAAGGTCCGGCTGCCGACCGGCCGGCTGATCGATGTCCTGGCCTGCTACATCCACGAACCCGGCGCGCTCGCCGCCCGCCGCATCCTGCCCCGCGCCGAGGCCGGGCGGAGGGCGCTGGCATGACGACCCGACATCGCCGCACCGCCACCTGGCGCACCTTGGCCACCTACGCTGTCGGCGCGCTCGGCGCCGTCGCGATGGGCGCGGGTCTCGCCGTAGGCGCCATCCTCGCGATCCTGGAGCACGCCGCGCCATGACCCTGATCGACCGCATGCTGCTGCGGAAAGCCGAATGCGCCGCGATCATCGATGCGCTGCGCGGCGATGGCCGCGTCGAAAGCGCCCGCGTGGTGGAAGCCCGGATGCAAGCCTGGGCGGATGCTCTGGTCGAAGCGCGGGACGCGGGCGCGGGCGCGCCGCTGCTGCGCGACGCCATCGACCCGCGCGAGCTGCACCGCGCCCTTCATCCTGTTTCGGCGCCGGGGGCCACTTCCTCCCCGGTCGAGCGTGTGGCCCCGAGCGCGACGGCGCCGGATTCGGGGCACCCTTCCCTGCCGCCGCTGCTGCGGCCTTTCGACACGCCAGCCGACGCGGCCGATGCGCCGCTGGCGAAGGTGTGGACGGATGATCGGCTGGCGCTACTGCGGACGCTCTACGCGCAAGCGGATCTGACGCTGGACGACATCGCGGCGCGCATCAACGCCCTGCCCGGCGTGCCGGTGAACAGCCCCGGCGCCGTGAAGGCAAAGGCCTGGAAGCTCGGCCTGCCGCGCCCGTCCCTGCCCAAAGCGCCACAGCCCGCCAGCGCGCCGGCGGCAGCGCCCGCGCCGACGATCTGGACGCCGGAACGGGTGGATCTTCTGCGGACGCTGTATGCGGAAGGGCTGCATCGCACGGCGATCTTGCCGCGCATCAACGCCCTGCCGGGCCCGCCTTGCGCCTCGGTCGAGGCGATGGGGATGAAGGCCACCAAGCTCGGCCTGACACGCGACAGGCCCTTGGCGGCGCCGGGCTCCGCTGCCCCGTCGGCGCTGGCCTCGAAACCCGCCGAGGACATCGACGAAGCCCGGCAGATGATGCGCGCCGGCAACATCGGCGCGAAGGCGCTGTCCGAATACTTCGGCTGGCCGCTGCCCGAGGCCCAGGCCATCGCCGCGGAGATCCGCGCCGAGGCCGCCGCGCAAGGCCAGGCCGCATGACCGCGCTGGCCCACCCGCCCCGCGCGACCATGGCCGCGCAGGCGACCTATGCCGATCCGCCGGCCGCCCTGGTCGCGCAGCACCAGGCGCGCGTCCTCGCCGCCCTGCCACGCCAGATCGCGACCCCGCACATCACCCTGCGCTGGATCCCCGGCGCCGCGACGGCCGAAGAACGCCTGTCCGTCGCCGCCCTGCTGTTGGCCGGCACGGGCTTCGCCATCACGCCGGGCGGCGCCGATGTCTGACGACCTGGCCGCGCTGTCGGACGATGAACTGGAAATCGCCGCCGCGCCGCTGCGCGATGCCGTGCGGGTCATCCAGCAGCAGCTCGCGGACCAGGAAACGGGCGTCTACCCGCGCCGCCCCGGCTGGCGGGCGCGTGCGCTGTGGAGCGTGCGTCGCCTGCGCGACGATTTGCGCCCGATCAATGCCGAGATCCAGCGCCGCCGCGAAGCCGCCGACGCCGCGCGCCGCGAAGCCCGCCGCGCCACCGCCGCGATCGAAGCCGCGCGCAGCGCCGACAAGACACGCCGCCTGGACGCCGTGCGCTTCCAGGCCGCCGCCCAGCGCCTTCTGCCGCCGGACACCTATGCCGCGATCCTCGCCGACATGGAGCCTGCCTGATGTGGGCCTTGCTGATCATCCTGGCCGGCGCGCCGATGCCGCACCCGATCACCTGGCACACGACGCAGGACCGCTGCGAAGCGCAGGCGGGCGCCGAGCTGCTGCACGCCGCGACGAACCGGCGCCAGGTGCTGCACGTCGAATGCCGCAGCTACGTCGTGCCGCCGACGCGCCCGCTGCGGCGGGCGGAGGTGCTGCGGTGACCGGCGGCATGGGCGACACATCGACCTGGATCGAGCCGCTGGACCTGTTCGGCCTGGGCCGCATGTGGTTCCGCGACCAGCCCGGCCGCGAATGCCTGCAGGACCAGGCGCGCTTCGACGCATACGACCGCAGCCAGGTGGTGATCGAGATCGGCGCCCCCGGCACCAAGGGAAGCCGCCTGGTGATCGAGGCCGCGCCGGACGCCGCCGGCCGCTGGTGGGCCGGCTACATGTGGCGGTGCTGGGAGATGCCGGACGGCACCGCCAGCGGCACCTCCACGCCGATCGACGCGCACCGCGGCGAGACCCGGGACGCCGCGATCCGCGCCGCCGCAACGGCCCTGCTGCAGCGCCTGCCGGATGTCGCCCCCACCAGCAAGGCCGCCCGCATCGTCGCCCATTGGCGCCGCGAGCTACCCCGCCTCGCCGGCCTGCCAGACGGAAGCGCCGCGACATGAGCGCCGAAGGCATCGGCAATGCCCTGCTGTGGCTGTCCTGGGTCGGGATCGCTGCGTGTGTGTGGATTGCATGGAGGCACGGATGACCGACACAGACACCAGCGCCGAAGTCACCGCCCTGGTTGAGGCGGCGCGGCGGGAGGAGCGGGAGGCGGCGGCGCAATGGCACG